AAACATATTTTAAATAATAACTTTAATAATTAATTTTAATAACAATAACAAAAGGTTAAATATGAGTTTAGAAGAAGGTATGGAAGAATTCGACTTATCTTTTGAAGATGTTCAGGATTATGTAGAAGAATTCGATTATATAGAAGAATACCAAGAATTTGATTATACAGAGGAGATATCTTTTGAAGATTTAGAATTATTGCCAGAGCACGACTTAGTAGCTTTAAATATAGAGACAATAGAGGAATTCAGAGCCCTAGAAATAATCGAAGAAGCACTAGAGTTTACAGAGGAAGAAGAATTTCTTGAATTTGAGACTTTAGAAGAACTAGAAGAATGGTTTGAAGAAGAAATGATGGAAGAAGAGGCGTTTGAAGAGGTATTTGAGGAGTTAGAGGAAGAATTTGAAGAAGAATTTGAGGAATTTGAAGAAGAAGTATTCGCTGAAGAAGATTATGAAGAAGAAATGTTTGAAGAAGAAGCAGTAGAAGAGATTTTTGAAGAACTCGAGGAGCTAGAAGAAGAAAGATTGGCAGAAGAAGAGATAGAAGAAGCCCTTGACGAAGAAACTGTGGTAGCTAGAGAAGAAAGTAAGAGCGGAATTAGACAAGATCAGTTAAATGTAGTTGCAAGTACAATACAAACCGCAACAAATAGTGTAAGTGGTACAACTTCAGGAAGCTCAATCTACTCTACTGGAAATACTGTTGCCTCAGGAGGAGTAGGATCTAGTATAAGCTCAGCTTCAACTATGTCCGCAGCATCTTCCTCAGGTGGAATGAGTATGAGTAGCTCACCAAGTATTTCAGCTCAAGTACAATCTTCAGCTATACAAAATAATACAATTTTAGATATGAGTGCATCTGCAAATACAGGAGGTTCAACCTTTGAGTCTACAACTACGGACTCAAATACAAGTACAACTTCAGCAGATAGCGGGGAAAGTACTTCAACAGAGTCTACAACAGAAACAACAGTAGCAAGCAGTTCAACTACTACTAGTTCAAGTATGGATACCGCAGTCCAGACTTTAAGTACTAGTACAATGACCGCCAGTACTCAAACTCAAACTTCCAGCATGGAGGCAGAAATTAGTACAGCAGTAGGTGGAGATATGTCAGCATCAGAAGCAGATTTAGTAGCAGACCAAATCATTGCAGATAATATTGCTGAACAACAAGAACAATTACAAGAACAACAAGAGGAAAGTGGAGAGTATGCAGATGCTACCACTTTAATAGCATACATGGGATTTGTACCTGGCTTTGATTCATATAAGCAAGTTACACTTCCAGAAGCCGCTGTATGGTACGAATCTAGAGATATTTATGCAAATGTAACAATTAATGATAATACTACTGCATTCTTTGGGTTATACAGCGAAAGTTTAACAGGGTTACAAAACTTAAGAAAGTTACAACCCAATCTATAAGGAGAAAATCATGGACTGGTTTCAAGGTAAAGCAGGGCAACTAATCGCTCTAGCATCAATAGTAGGAACTCTAGCAGGTTTTGGATATACTGGTGCAACCTATGTTAATAGGATTGAAAATTTAGAAAAGAAAATCGCAATGCTCGGTGCTACAGAAGATGCACAAAACGAAATTGAAGAAAGATTTAGTGCAATCGAAACATCTGTAGAGTATATAAATAAAAGTATAGATGATACTATATTAATTACTATAAAACAACAGGGTGAGATTGTAAAAGTTTTAGAAATTGACGTTTCCACAATGGAGACACGAATTGAAGGTTTAGAGGATAGAATGGATAGAGCTGATAAGAGCTCAGATAATCCGTTAGCAGGCTAAATTTACTCAAAAAGATATATTTTTAAAAAATATTACATGGAAAGACTTACAAGTTATTCATATAGTTGACGTCTGGTTTTCAAAATATTTTCAAATAGTATATACATATATCTCATATCATAAATACTATTTAAATTTTACTATGCAAATGACAACCAAAAAATATTTCTTGACATCAAATCTCAATTTTGATATAATATGGGAATATTTAAGTAATAATATAAATCAAAAACAAGGGTGTATGCACCCTATCACACACAGGACACTAAAATGGATTCGGAAATGACAATTATATGGAACGCTATCTTATCTCTAGTCGTTGCACCCTTGATAATTATCATAGGAGCACAAGTACGCGAAATAAGGCGTATAGACATATTATTAAACCGAACTCGAGAAGAACTTGGCAAAGAATACGTTACTAGACAAGAAGTTGACAACGTTATGGATAGAGTAATGGAAGCAATTAGTAAACTTTCCCAAAAAGTTGATCGCTTAATCGAACAGCGAAATAATTAGGAGAAATTAGATGTCAACTACACTTACTGCCGCAACAATGACTGTAACAGTCACAGAAGCTATATCGTTGAACGGCAAAGATCAAGGAGCGACCAATTCCTTTACAATAGCAAGTATAAATGAGGTCTTTAAACAAATCGTAACGGCTACCACAACTGCAACCACTTTTCTTAAGTTTGGTACTGCAGCCTCAGCTGGAACACTAATTAGAGCAGATGTTTCTTATTTAAGAATCACTAATCTAGATGACACTAACTTTGTTACTGTTGGATTACAAGATGATAGCGCGGATACAGCATATTTTAAGATTGAAAAAGGACAAAGTGTTATAATCGGAGGAGCTGATGAAGGTCCTCAAGTCGAGATTCACGCCTCAGGTGGCGCATTTTCAGGTTGGTCAAACGTAGACAGTTTAACCTTAGACGCTGATACTGCTTCATGTGATGTAGAAATCTTCGCAGCAATGACTTAGGAGAGTTAAATGGTAGAATATGAAACCAAAATAGCAGTACCTTCTTCAAAATCGGAAGAAGCACCTGCAGTCGAAGCAACACCTGAAATCGAAGAAAGACGAGGAAAGTTCAGAATTCGAAAGAACGGTAAACTGTTTAAATTTGACACAAAAGAAGCGGCAGAAAAAGCTCTTAAAGAGTAAATAATGCCTATTCAAAAGGTAAAAGGCGGATGGAAAATAAAGAATACTTCTGGCATTTCCAAAACTAAAAAAGCAGCGAAGCGTAGACTTCGTGCAATTAAATTCCGTAAGAAAAACAAAGCCAGAAAAGGACGCAAAAAGCGTTAGGAGAAAAAAATGATTTTTAGATTAAAAGCAGCTCAAGCCGCTTGTGGAACTTCCGTAGGAGCAGCTTCCACTTTTGGAGCCTCAGAATTTGTAAGACTAATTAATTCTGGCACCACAGTTAGACTAGTAACTGTTGCAAATGCAGCCGACACTACATTAGGGACAATATCCCTAGCTGGAAGTGAAACTATTGTACTGAAAAAGAATCAAACCGATCAAATATTTGCCGCACATGCAGAAATACTAGGTGCAGGTGTAATAATTGAGAATGCATAATGCCGAAAGGTAAAGGCACATATGGGAAACGGCGTGGTCGCCCAAAGAAAAAGAAACGCGGAAAACGAAAATGGTAGATAAAATGGACAGATTATCTAAAGCAGAGTGGTTACAATTTATCGCAGATAACTGTGTTACCACCTTAAGAAAACTACAAAAGAAAGAGAGTTCACTTTCCGAAGAAGAGTGGGCATTAGCTGATCTTTGTGGCGGGTATATACACGCGTATAACCTTCTCAAAGACAATCATCTAATTGATCCCCTTACTCTAATGGAAGAAAGTAGAACTATTCACTAATGCTTGAGATAAGCAGGAAAGATGTTACGGCATCAAATCTTATGGATTATGATGCTGAAACGCGATACATAAAACTACCTGTCAGAGGGTACTTAGATTTACTTGATATAGATCCCATACCTTCACAAACAGCTCTTATTAACGCCATTAACAATCCCAAATATAGATTTGTTTGTGCCGCCTTATCTAGGCGACAGGGCAAAACTTACATATCAAATGTAATCGGTCAGTTAATGGCTCTTATTCCCAATACTAATATATTATTAATGTCACCCAACTACTCATTATCACAAATTTCTTTTGATTTGCAACGAAATCTTATAAAACACTTTGACTTAGAGGTTACAAGAGATAATGCGAAGGAACGTATTATTGAGTTATCTAATGGATCGACTGTAAGAATGGGTTCAATTAACCAAGTAGATTCCTGTGTTGGTAGATCATATGACTTAATAATCTTTGACGAGGCGGCGCTCGTTGATGGCAGAGATGCTTTCAATGTAGCACTAAGACCTACACTAGATAAACAAAATAGTAAAGCTATCTTTATTTCTACACCTAGAGGAAGAAATAACTGGTTTTCAGATTTCTATAATAGAGGCTATAACGATGAATACCCAGAATGGATCTCAATTAGAGCAAGCTATCACGAAAACCCAAGGCACGCGAAATCAGACATTACTGAAGCTAGGAAAGCGATGTCCGAAGCCGAATTTAATCAAGAATACCTAGCCGACTTTAACGTTTACGAAGGACAAGTATGGAATTTTAATCATGAAAGATGTGTATCGGACTTATCAGAAATTGACACTAGCAAAATGGATCTTTTTGCAGGTCTTGATGTCGGGTACAAAGATCCTACAGCGTTTTGCGTCTTGGCTTATGATTGGGACTCTGAAAAATATTACCTTGTGGACGAATACCTTGATGCAGAACGTACCACCGAACAACACGCCATCGAAATAAGGAAGTTAGTAGAAAAATGGGATATCGACTGGATCTATATCGATTCAGCGGCTCAACAAACTAGATACGATTTTGCACAGAATTATGATATATCAACAATCAATGCAAAAAAATCGATCTTGGACGGCATAGGTCACGTAGCGGGAATTGTAGATAATGAAAAGTTAATTGTAGACCAAAGAAGTGAAGAGGCTTTAAAGGCATTAGACCAATATCAATGGGATCCAAACCCTAACTTAATGAGAGAAAAACCAAAGCATAACGAGTTCAGTCACATGGCTGACGCTATTAGATATGCGCTTTATACATTCCAGGTAACTGCGACTACTTTTTAAATGACCATACCAAACAAAAAATATGTCTTGACAAAAAGGTTCATTTTTAGTATAATTATTTATAAGGCTGAATAATATGAATCTTAGGAGAGACCTGGTCAAATATGTAAGAGACAAAGCAAAGTCTAAGTATAGAAAAAGTACTGAATGTTACATTTGCGGTAGTAATAAAAACCTTGACTTTCATCATTTTTACAGTTTGACTGAATTACTAGAACGATGGATTAGAAAACACAATCTTAAGATTAAGTCGGCTGAAGAAATAATGCAGTTAAGAGACGAGTTTATTGAAGATCACCAAAAAGAACTTTTTGAGGACACAATAACACTTTGTCATACTCACCACTTAAAACTACATTCAATATACGGGAAAAAGCCCAAAATGATAACTGCAAAGAAGCAACCCCGTTGGGCACAGAAACAGAGAGATAAATATGGCTTGGTATGATAGACTACTAGGAAGAGAAGAAAAATTAAATCCAGCTCAACCCATGATTTCACGGGAAGAGGGTCTTACGGTATCTACTCGAGAGAATTCTACTAACTATAGAAACGCTTACGAACAACAAGAGGTTGTTAATCGAGGTGTAAACATGATAGTAGATGATGTTGCAGAAATACCTATAGACGTAGGGAGCAAGATAGCAGGAATTACCCCAGTAGTTAAAAATATTCGAAGATCAAAAGTTAATAATTTATTAAATGTACAGCCTAATCCTTTTCAAGACATTAGTTCTTTTAAAAGAAATCTTATAATTGATCTACTAATAGATGGGAATATATTTGTGTACTTTGATGGTGAAGGGTTGTATCAACTACCAGCAGAGAATGTAGAAATCGAAACACACGAAACTCAATATGTTACTAAGTATCTTTATGATGGACAGATAGAGTACACTCCAGGTGAAATTATACATATAAAAGAAAATTCTTTTAATTCAATTTACAGAGGAGTTCCAAGACTTAAACCAGCATGGAGAACTATGCAACTTTTAGGAAGTATGAGAAATTTTCAAGATAACTTCTTTAAAAACGGAGCAGTACCAGGTTTAGTACTAAAGAGTCCAAATACTCTTAGCGAGAAGATAAAAGAGAGAATGTTAGCAGCTTGGAGAGTTAGATATAATCCAAATACAGGCGGAAGACGACCACTAATATTAGATGGCGGATTAGAAGTATCAAATCTAACACAAGTGAGTTTTAAAGATTTAGATTTTCAACCAAGTATTGAAGCTAATGAGAAAATAATTTTACAAGCACTAGGAATACCTCCTTTGCTTTTAGATAGTGGGAATAACGCAAATATTAGACCTAACCATAGATTGTATTACTTAGAAACTATACTACCTATTGTTAAGAAAATAAACTATGCTTTTGAAAGGTTTTTTGGATTTGATTTACTTGAAGATGTAAGCAATATTCCAGCCTTGCAACCAGAACTACAGGACAAAGCATCATATTATTCCACTTTAGTAAACGGTGGTATTATGACACCAAACGAAGCTAGAGAATCCATGAGAATGGAATCAATAGAAGGAAACGATGAGCTACGTGTTCCAGCGAATATAGCAGGAAGCGCAGCAAACCCAAGTGAAGGCGGAAGACCTTCAGAGGACGAAGAAAATGACTAGACAGAAAAAGATAGCAAAATCAATAGCCGAATATTTTGCCAAAAAAGGTAAAATTATGGACATGAAAGAGTATATTGCTGAAAGTGATACTCCACATAGAGCAAGAGCAGTTAGAAAAATAACTGGTTCTTGGGCTAGATTGATTCAATTAATTAAGGTGAATTTTCCAAAGGAATACGAGCAAGCTACTAAGCCAGCTCCAGCACCTAAGCCTGCAGCAAAAGCAAAAGCTAAAGTTGCAAAAAAGGGGAAGTAAATGAAGAAAATATTTAACTTAACGTCAAATTTCAAAGCGTTAGATGAGAATGAAGATGGAAGTATTAACATAAAAGGCTATGCCAGTACTAATGATCAAGATAGAGCGGGAGACGTAGTTCATCCGTCAGCTTGGAGCAAAGGTGGTATAGGTAATTATGAGAATAATCCCATTATCCTTTTTAACCACGATTATCATAATCCTATCGGTAAAACAACTGAGTTAGGTGTTGACGAAAGAGGATTAAAGATAAAAGGTAAAATATCTAAGTCAGCAGGAAAAATTACAGAACTAGTTAAAGAAGGTGTACTTGGCGCATTTAGCGTTGGTTTCCGAGTCAAGGACGCTGATTATATAGAGGAAACCGACGGTTACAGCATAAAAGATGCAGAGCTTTTTGAAATTAGTGTGGTATCAGTACCCGCTAATCAAGCCGCAACTTTTTCTGTAGCTAAGTCTTTCGATTCAGAAAATGAATATGAGAATTGGAAGAAAGACTTTGTCAAAATAACTGGTCAATCTATTGACATAGATTCACCAGAAGAAACAGTCAATCAGACTGTAATCAAGGAAACGGAAATGTCAGAAAATAATGAAAAAGATTTCAACCTTGAAGAATTTGCGAAAGAAGTAGCTAGAAAAACTGCTACTGAAATTGCAATGGCACAAGCTGAAAAGCAAGCTAAATCTGATGCAGAGGCTCAAGCAGCCGCTGACGAAGCAGAAGCTGAAAATGCGCTAATTCAAGAGAAGAAAGCTGAAGTTGAAAGCATAGTCAAAGCAGGAACTGAAGGAGCAGAACGTTTAATGTCTGATCTAGAAGATCGTGTTTCTAAAGACTATTCCAACTTAGAAACTGTTGTTGAAGAACTGAAAGCCGAACTTGCCGAAAAATCTGAAGAAATTGTTAATATTCGTGAGTCAAAACGAGTTTTTGCTACTAAAGGTAGTACAGACTGGAAAGATGCCCACGCACAAGATATTGACGATGCATTTATGCTAGGAAAAGCAACTGGACGCGGATATGAAACAAAATTCGCACAAGGCGTAATGGAAAAAGTTAACGCCATGTCAGGTGTTGCTGTATCTTCAGCAGATTTCGAACAAGAAGTTTCTCAAAATGTAGAAAGAGATATTCAAAATGAATTAATTCTCGCTCCTATGTTTAGGGAAATTCCTATGAGTGCCGCAACTATGATCATGCCTGTACTACCAGACTCTGGTTATGCCGAATTCACTGGCAACCAAGCAGCAACTGGCTCTAGTCCGCATGGTAACTTAGCACAAACAGGTGATACTTATGGTTCACCATTTGGCGGTATTGATATGACGGAAAGATCTCTCTCAACTAAAAAACTTATCTCAACTAGTTATCTTGGTAACGAAACTGAAGAAGATGCAATTATGCCAATTCTTCCTCTAATTCGTGAATCAATGATCAGATCTCATGCTAGAAGCATCGAGTCTGGACTACTCGTTGGTAACCTTGCAGATGGACCTTTTGGTACATCTAATGCATGCTTTAACGGTATTGTCTCACTCGCATCAGCGGATAGTGACAAAACACAATCAAGCACAGCATTCGCAAGTGAATCACTTACAGCAGCTAATCTATTAGCAGCACGTAAGAATATGGGCAAATATGGTGTTAACGCAGCAGATGTTGTTTATATCGTCAACCAACAAGAATGGTTTAACTTAATGGACGATGCAGAATTTCAAGATGTCAACTTAGTTGGCGCTGAACTAGCATCTAAAGTTAAAGGAGCAGTAGGTATGGTCTACGGATCACCAGTTGTTCTATGTGATGAGTTCGCTACTCCTGCAGTAAGTAAATATTACGCAGTAGCAGTCAATCCTAAGATGTTCGCAATGGGACGTCTCAGAGGAATGACAATTGAAAGCGACTACGAAGTTGTTAACCAACGCAGAGTACTTGTGGCTTCACAAAGAATTGGCTTCATCGATATCATCGATGGTGTTACTTCTAAATGGGCACTACAATACAAAGCGTCTTAAGCTGGGTAATCTGGGAGGTTTATGCCTCCCAGATTTTTTAAAGGAAAAATCACATGGATCTATGTACACTCGCAGAGTACAAAACTTACAAAAAGATAGAGCATAATAAAGACGATAGTCAATTAAATGCTTTAATTCCTGCCGTAAGTAAACTAGTCAAAACTTATACAGCAAATGCTATAGTAGACTATGCTATCGAGGATAAAGTAGAAATTTTTGATATTCCTGATAATTATACTTCAGAAATATTTTTAACAGAATCTCCACTATTAAGTGTAGCTTCATTAGAAGAAAGAGAGTCAATCGCTGATGATTATACTACTCTAACTGCAAATACTGACTATTATGTAGATGCAGAACATGACCGT